CACTGTGCGGAACATCCTGAAATACTATCTCGACCGTCTACCGGACGGCGACAGCACCACGAACTTCGCAACGCGGATCTCCGACGCCGCCAAGAACGGCCTGCTCGAGTGCCTGATGGTGTTCAAAGTGCACGGCTACCGCATGCCAGAACTGGCGTACAAGGTGGTGAAAGACGGCAATACCGAGAAGGTGAAGGCGGTCGACGCCAAGCCCTTCCGCCTATCCATCGACCTTATCCCGCCGGAGGACTACAAGCCCGACCCGACAGGCCGAAAGCTGTACAAGATCCACACCGTCGAGCGCGACTGGCACCAGGCACTGGCGATGGCCGAAGCCGGCGTGTACGACGCGGGCATGGTGGCGCGCATCAGCGAGGATTTCCGCCGCGTCGAGGAAGAGCGGCGCATCCAGGGCATCCACGAGGCGAGCTTCCGCCGCCGCATCGTCATCGACGAGTATTGGGGCACCATTCTCGACATGAAGGGCGAAGTGAGCCACGAAACCGTGCTCTGCGCCCTTGCCAACGACAAATACCTCATCCGCAAGCCCGAGCCCTACCCAAACTGGTACGGCGAAGATCCGTTCGTCGCCATTCCGATGATCCGAGTGCCGCACACTGTGTGGCACCGCGCGGTAATGGACGAGGTGGTGAGCCTGAACCTGGCGCTGAACGAGCTGTTCAACCTGACGCTCGACGGCGGCATCGCATCGGTGTGGGGCGTGCGGCAGCTCCGCATGGACCTGCTGGATGACCCCACGCAGGTCAGCAACGGAATTCCTCAAAACAAGACCCTGGTACTCCGCGAAGGTGTGCCGGAAGGCATCAAGGTGCTCGAACAGGTGACGACCGGCCTCGTGCCGCCGGACGCGATGGCGATGTACAACCTGCTCGAAAAGGAAATGGTTTCGGCCTCGAAGCAGAACGTGATTGGCTTGGGCCAGTTGCCCGACAAGGTGGTCAAGGCGACCGAAGTGGCGAGCCTCGACCAGTCGCAGTCGGCCATGATGGACGGCATCATTTCGGACGTGGAGCAGGGCATTACTCAGGTGCTGCGCAAGGCGTGGCTGACGCTGCTGCAGAACGCGGATTTCTTGGTCGAGTCGGATCTGGCCGAGCTGATGACCCACAAGGAACTCATCACGCTCGCCAACATGTCCGACGCGGAGCGCTTCGCGAAACTAGCCAATGGCGCCAAGTTTCGTGTGTTCGGGCTGTCCGCGACCCTGGCCAAGGCGCGGGACTTCCAGAAGCTGATGGCGCTGCTTCAGGTCTCCGCGCAGAACCCGGTGCTGCAGCGCGCCATGATGGTCAAGTTCGACGGCGAGCGCATTCTGGAGAAGATCATCCGGGTGCTGAACCTGAACCCGGAAGACCTCGAGCGCGATCCGGACAAAGACCCGTCGCAGGAGATCAAGACCGTGATGGGCATGATGATGGCACAGAACGGCCAGATGCCCGGCCAAGGCCCCGCGGCGTCGAATCAGAGCGCCGGCATGACCGGCGAACCCGGCATGCCGAGTGAGATCAACCAGACGGCGCAGCCCTCCCAGGTGCAATGACAGTAGCGGAGAGTCTGCGCGAGAAAGGCTGGGCGTCACTCCCAGCCCGTGAGGTGATCGCCGAGTGGCGCCTCGCCAAGCTGGTAGAACTGGCCGAAGGCATGCTGGCCAGCCCCGAGTATGCGCGCCGGCAAGCCGAATTCCTGGATGGCACTGCGGGTACGCACAAGCCGTTTCTTTACGGTTACCGCCCACGTCTAGCGCGCGGCCCTGATAACCCGGTGGGCGACGCGCTCGGTGAAATCGGGCGGAAGAAGCTGCTTTGGGAACCGATTGCAGAGGTATGCGGCGGGCATTTCGAGTACCACGCATCCGACCTCATGGTGAATCTGGCCGGCGCGCAGAAGTATGCGCGCATCCAGTCACAGTGCTGGCACCGTGATCCGGAACCGGGCATCGTGGTGAAGATCTTCCTCTTCCTGCACGAAGTCGACGCCGAGACCGGCCCGTTCGAGTACGTGGAGGGGAGTCACTTAGACCTGTGGGATCTATGCCCGCCTCGGATCTATCCGAAACGGAATATAGACGCCGAACTGCCCGCAGAGCGCGTCCGCACCTTCGCCTGCCCCGAGATGACCCTGGTTTACGCCGACACGCGGGGGCTGCATCGCGGCGCCTACACACGCACCTCGCCGCGCATCAACGCGGTCTGGACGTACTTCTCCGAATAAAAACTTGCGTTCTTAGAACTTCTGGACCTAGACTTCGGCAACTAGGTTAGTGAGTGCTCACTTGCACTGTGGACACAAGCAAGCTCGTAGAGGAAATGAAGGACGTCGCGATGTGGTATGCGGAGCACCGCAACACGGCGATGGACCTGCCTAATCGCGTCGAGTTTCTGGTCAAGGCCAATGACCATCTGGTCTGGCTGCTGGCCAACGTGCTGCAGGAAGTGATCAACGTGAAGTACCGCACCAAGCAGGAAGAGCGTTTCTCCGGCTTCTTCCTCCCCGGCGGCATCAACCTGAAGCAAGACATTCGTGTCCGCGATTGACCCGGTAGTCGCCGCAGAGGCGACCCGCTCGGTCAGCCTGCACCAGGGGCTGCAGGGGATCATTGCGAATCGCGAAGCCGACATCATCGACGCTGTGGTGCTGACGTACCGTGGCGGCAAAGCGACCTACGAATACCTGCTGTCCAAGATTGCGGCGATCTCCGAATTGCGCGCGATCGAGGCGGACATGGATCGCCAGGCGCGACTCGCCATCGAGAAAGTTTCAGGAGGCCGCTGATGGCTTTTGGTACGAAAGACCCGAATACCGTGGGTGGCAATCGCAAAGTCGCCGGCCATGCCATGTCGGCGAACAATCACCCCAATGGCGACGTCAGCCCCATGGGCTCGCCGCCAAAGCCGCGCATGCCGTCGGCCTATCACCCCAAGAACCACGCGCCGTATGATGGCACGCGCAAGCCCGCGAAGGGTTCGATCGCGGAGCCGCCGGGGGTAAAGATGCCGAAGTACGACATTTCCCGGATGGATGCGCCGCCCCCGGCGCTCAAGACCACGAAGGCAGACTGATCATGGCACGCGGAAAGAAGACGGACGTGACCATTTCGGTCGGTGGCGACGAACTCATCGAGACGCCGCCAGGCTTCGACCATCCGGCGCCGAGCGGTCCTGCCGCTGGCCCGAGCATGGTCGAGATTGAAATCAACGGGGCAAAGTACCTCGTGCCGAGCGAATCCGCTGCCGCCATCAAGGCGCAGCAGGAAGCGACGGCAAGCCAGTTCGATTCGCTGAAGAGCGAACTGGAAACTATCAAGCGTGCGCCGCCGGCCACTGTCGCTCCGCCTGCCCCAACTGTGGTGGAGGACAATCTCGACAACGACCTCTTCATCAACCCGACCGGCACGCTGAACAAGCTCAAGGACGCCTGGAAGCAGGAAATGCGCCAGGAGTACACGCTCGAGCAGCAGCGCGCGAAGTTCTGGTCGGACTTCTATGGCGCGAATGAGCACCTCAAGGGCTCGAACGTCGTGGTCGAAGCGGTCATGCACAAGTATATGAGCGAGCTGGCGGCGCTGCCGGTCGACAAGCAGTCGGCGGCGTTGGCCGAAAAGGTCGAAAGCGAGCTGTCGAAGATCGTCAAGACCCGCGCGGCATCCGCGCCGCCGAGAGAATCTGCGCGTCCCGTTGAGAGCGGGGCCGCGGTGCAGGGTGGACCCGGCCAGGCGCCGACCACAGATGAGTTCCCGACAGATCGGGTTATCTCGATCCAGGAGATCACTCGCCAACAGCGGAAACGGCGCCTTGAAGCGCGCACCGGCCGCGCTTCAGCCAACTAGGAGACCATAACCCATGGCTCAGTTTACTTGGGCATTCGACGCGCCGACTGGCACGTACAAGAACCATGCGCTTTCGAGCAGCATCCTTGAGGCCGCCATCGCGCAGTGCGTGATCGCTCCGTTCGCCCAGCCGGTCAACGGCTTCGGCAAGAACAAGGGCGATACGGTGACTATCACCCGTATTTCGAACATCACTGAGCCGACCTCGGCGGTGCTGTCGGAGACGACCCGCATCTCGGAAGACACCTTCGCGCTGAGCACGAAGTCGATCACCGTGCAGGAACTCGGCCGCGCCATTCCCTACACCGAGCTGTCGACCGACCTCGCGTTCTTCGACCTAGAGAATGGCATCCAGCGCAAACTGCACCAGCAATTGACCCTGGTGCTCGACGCGCTGGCCGCGACCGGCATCAAGAACACGAAGCTCAAGTACAGCCCGACCGGCCTGTCGGCGGCGACGCTCGGCACGTCCGGCACCGCGACGACCGCGACGGCGAACATGAACGTGTACCACGTCGAGCAGATCCGCGACTACCTGTACGACACGTACAACGTGCCCCCGTACGAGGGTTCGGACTACGTGGGCATTTTCCGCACGCAGGCATTGCGCGGCATCAAGCGCGACCCGTCGTGGGAAGAGTGGCACAAGTACACCGACCCCATGGCGAAGTGGAACAACGAGATCGGCCGAATCGAGAACATCCGGTTCGTCGAGACCAACCACAGCACCGCGTTTGCCAACAACCTCGGCACCGGCTCGGTCCTGGGTGAAGGCGTTGTGTTCGGTGACGAGGCGCTGTACCTCGCCGAAGTGATGAGCCCCGAGCTTCGCGCCGGCCTGCCGGAAGACTTTGGCCGCTCGAAGAGCGTCGCCTGGTACGGTATTCTCAAGTACGACGCGCCCTGGTCTGACTCGTCCAACGCGGGCGAGGCGAAAGCCATCCACGTCACCAGCACCTAACCGGTAGCGACAGGAGCAACATCCATGGCTTACCAGCACAATCAGCATCAGATCCTGTTCGCTTCCGGTATGACGGCCACGGCATCCGGCGACAAGGCCTATTGGACGCCGGGCTACATGCCGCATATCGTGCGCGCCTGTGGCATCGTCGTGACGACTTCGGGCTCGACCACTTCGGGTGCGGTCTTCGCGTTCAAGACGCAGTCGCTCACTTCGGGCGCGGCGGCGGCGGTCGACCTTGCGGTCCTGACCTTGACGTCGGGCGGCACCAGCGGCTTTGCACTGCCGACCGCGGCGCTCACCGCCGGCCAGGTGATGTACAAGGACGGCCTCACCACCAAGGTTTCTCCGGGGACCAAGGTGACGCTGAACGTCCGCACCGCGGTGACAGGCACCTTCGGCTTCCGCGCCTTCATGTGGGTCGAGCCGTCGTGGGAACTGGCCGGAAACACCGCCGGCATGTACGTCACGACCTAACGTCGGAGAGCACTCATGGCAGCACTTGGCGCAGGCGACTGGTCGGTTACGGTTCTCACGGACCGCATCCACCAGAAGATCCGGCACGTTCGCGCGACGATCACGCTTCCGACCACGGGGACGTACACCACGAATGGTGTGCCTATCCCGCTGTTCTCGAAGTTTGGGTTCAAGCGAAATGTCGAGGACATTCAGATCGACGGCATGGACGCAGGCTCCGGTCTGCTCTACAAGTACGACGGTGTGAATGGCACCATTCGGGTATATACCACCTCGAACGGCACCGAGCTGGCTACCACGGTCAGTACCGGCAGCCCGGCGGTGCTCTACATCACGGCACGCGGGTGGTGATGCGTGAATGGAAGTCCGCTTGACACGCGCCCGCGTAGCGTCGCGCTCGTAGCGCTGGGGCCTTCTTATCGCGACTTCGTAAGCAGTCGCATCAACAAGAAGAACTCGCAGCGCTTCGATGAGATCTGGGTGGTGAACTCAGGTCTCGAGGTGTTCAAGGCGGACAAGGTGTGGTTGATGG